AAGCATCATTTAGGACTGAATATTTTATTATAACTTAACGTATATATACTTTATATTATGGAGAATTGAATTGTTAACACTTGAAAATATACTTGAAGAATGGCAGCAAGACTGTCAGTTAGATGAAAATAACTTAGATACCAGCTCAATCCAAATAGCTAAGTTTCATGCCAAATATCTTGAGATGCTGTCTATCACAAAACTTAAACTGAAAAAGACAGAATTAAATCAGAAAATATTGCTGAAAGAAAAATGGCTTTATTATAACGGTAAACTGACTGAAGATGAATTAAAAGAAAAAGGCTGGGAATATGATCCTTTTCGTGGTATGAAAATCATGAAAGGTGACATGAATCGCTATTATGATTCTGATATAGATATACAACAGAGCGAAGAAAAGGTGGTGTATTTTAAGACTATTGTAGAGACTCTTACTGAAATAGTCGATACTCTAAAATGGCGGCACCAAACAATTAGTAATATTATAAAATGGAAGATGTTTCAAGCTGGTGGATAGAATTTTATTACAGAAGAAAAATGAAGCAATGTTACTCATTGGATGCGATAATGGTATAGCAATGGAGCTTAGCGAATTCTTTTCGTTCTTTGTTCCAGGTTACAAATATATGCCTTTATTTCGTAACAAGGTGTGGGATGGTAAAGTAAGGTTATTTAATCCTGCAAGCTATGAGTTGCCAGTTGGTTTATTATCTTATGTAAGAGAATTTGCTGAAAAGCGTGACTATATAGTAGAATATGAAGACGGACCGTTTGGTCCACCTGAATCGTTTAATAAAATTGACGTCAAAGATATTATGAGCTTTATAGAATCACTTAAACTTCATAGCAAAGGAAAAGCAATTGGTGTAAGAGATTATCAGTTTAATGCTATATGTGAAAGCATTCGTAAGAAACGAGCAATCTTATTATCTCCTACAGGCTCAGGTAAATCGCTTATAATATATGTTTTGATGAGATGGTATATGGCTAACCATGAAGATAAGGTTTTAGTCATTGTTCCAACTACTTCTCTTGTTCAACAAATGTTATCAGACTTTGATGATTATTCATCTGAAGATGACAGCTTTTCAAAAGATGATTGCCATGCTATCTTTTCTGGTCAAGCTAAAATGAATATATCTGAAAACGTTTTTATTAGTACATGGCAATCAATATATAAATTACCCATGACATGGTTTAGTCAATTTGGTGTTATATTTGGTGATGAGGTTCACGGTTTTAAATCAAAATCTCTGTCCAATATTATGAATAAAGCTAAGACAACAGCATATCGTTTTGGTACTACAGGAACGCTTGATGGAACACAAACACATAAGTTAGTTCTTGAAGGTTTGTTCGGTAAAGTAATGAAGGTCACTACAACTAAGGCATTACAAGATAAAGAGACATTAGCAGCTCTTGATATTTTTATTTTAAGATTGGAACATGGCGAAGATGTAAGACAATTAATAAGCGGATCTACATATCAACAAGAAATAAATTTTATAATTGGAAATGAAAAACGTAATCATTTTATAAGAAACCTGGCACTCGATCAAAAAGGTAATTCATTAGTCTTATTTCAGTTCGTCGAAAAACATGGTAAGATTTTGTATGAACTGATACAATCTAAAGCTGATATAAATAGAAAGGTATTCTTTGTTAGTGGTGCAACTGAAGCTACTGATAGAGAAGCTATAAGAAAAATAACGGAGAAACAAAAAGATGCGATTATCGTGGCTAGTCTCGGGACTTTTAGTACAGGCATTAACATACGTAATCTTCATAACATCATTTTTGCGAGCCCATCAAAGTCACAAATTAAAGTCCTCCAAAGTATTGGTAGAGGACTCAGAAAAAGCGACAATGGAGTAACTACTAAACTATATGACATATCAGATGACATACAGCACAAATCAAAGAAAAACTATACGCTGTTACATTCCGAAGAAAGAATCAAAATATATAAAAGAGAGCAATTTAATTTCAAAATATATAAAATAAAGGTTTAGAGTAATGATTGTAGATAACGTTAAACAGATTAAAATGGTAAATGGCGATGAAATTATTTGTGAAATTTTAGAAGAACTCGAAGATGATTTAGTTGTAAGATATTGTTTACTAATCGATAAATTTAGAACTACAAGCATTGAAGAAGAATATACTACTACATTATATGTACTTAAACCTTGGATGACATACATTGAACAAAAAGATGAAGTAATTACTATTAATGCTTATCATTGCATGGCACTGTCTAATCCACACATTGAATTACTAAAGCAATACGAATCTGCTCTATCGAAAATCATAGAAATGTCGAATGAAGAAATTAAAGAAAAAGAAAATACTTTGGACACTTTAGCAAAAATTCTTGATGAAGATGACAGCGAACTTAAAAATGTTGTGACTTTAACATTTGCAAAAGCACCAAAAGATAGAATGCATTAGCAGATACTACCTTCCCTTTAAAGAATACTCTTTATTATACCACATTTCTTGCGGTATGTAAACAGTTATTTTCAATATTTTAAAAAATAAATTTATGTACAAACAGCAAAAAATAGTTTATAATTATTAATATATTCTGTGGAGATACAAATATTATGCCTAAAAAAAATAAAAACGTACATTATGTAAATAATGCTGAATTTTCATTATCAGTAGTTAACTATGTAAAAACTGTTTCTGAAGCTAAAGAAAATAGCGATGTTTTACCAATTGTTCCCGATGATATTGCTATATCTTTTTTAAAAATTGCTGAAAATCTTTCACATAAATCTAACTTTATACGATATACTTATCGTGAAGAAATGGTTATGGATGCAGTTGAAAATTGTCTAAAGGCCGTTGAAAATTATAATATTGATGCTAAAACTCGGTCAGGCAAACCTAACGCTTTTGCTTATTTTACGCAAATTATTTGGTTTGCTTTTCTTCGTAGAATCACAAAAGAAAAGAAGCAACAAGAGATCAAAGAAAAATATATGTTGCAATCTGGAGTTGAGGCGTTTATCACTTCTTCTGGTAGTGAAGAGTCAACACAGGTAGCTACCCATTTTGTTGATACATTGAAGGACAGAATTAATAAAGTTAAAGAGTATGATACTGAACTTAAAACTTATGCTAAAGCTAATAAACCACCAAAGAAAAGAGCTCGTATAGTTGACTCAGACTTACAGGATTTCTTAGAATGAGTAAGATACAAGAAAGAATTAAGCTTCATATGGATGCTATTCAAGCTATTATGGAGTCACCTGGACAAGATCATTTGATAGAAGGCAAAACTGATCTATTAAATCAAATGGCCAAAGTTAGTTTATTTGCTGTACATATGAACGACGAGGACAAAGATTACTATCAAGCAGTACAATTTGTACTTGAAGAAAAAGCTGATTGGAACATTAAAAAATGAAAATAGCGGTCTTGAATGATACTCATTGTGGTATTAGAAATAGCTCAGACATATTCTTAGATAATGCAAATACCTTTTATGATAAAATATTCTTTCCATATTGCAAAGAACATAATATTAAACAAATAATTCACTTAGGTGATTATTACGATCATCGCAAGTTTGTTAATTTTAAAGCTCTTAATTCGAATAGAAAACATTTTCTTAATCGATTAAGAGACCTTGGCATTGCTATGGATATTATGCCAGGCAATCATGATACCTATTATAAAAATACAAACGATCTAAATTCATTAAAAGAATTACTAGGTCACTTTATGAACGAAATTCATATTGTAATGAAGCCAACGGTAATGGAATACGATTCATTTAAATTTGCAATGTTACCTTGGATTACACCAGAAAATCATGATGAGTCGATGAACTTTATTAAAAATTGTAAGGCTGATTGGCTGGGCGGCCATTTAGAATTATCTGGTTTTAATTTAATGGCTGGTATTGTTAACCAACATGGTATGGATCATAATATTTTCAATCGATTTGAAAAAGTACTATCGGGTCATTTCCATACAAAATCACAACGAGATAACGTAATGTATCTTGGATCACAGATGGAATTCTTTTGGAATGACGCACACGATAACAAATATTTTCATGTTATCGATACTGAAACTCGAAACATTGAAGCTATTCGTAATCCTCATACTCTATATGAACGAATTATATATGATGATTCGAATTATAATTATTTAGATATGAAACTAGATCATTTAGATCATAAATTTGTAAAAATAGTTGTAAAAAATAAACAAGATCTATTTACATTTGATAAATTTGTTGATAGAATACAGAATAAGAAGATACATGAACTAAAAATTGCTGAAAACTTTGAAGAGTTTATTGGAGAAAATGTTGAAGATGAAGGTATATCACTTGAAGATACTTCAACATTGTTAGACAGTTATGTTGAATCTGTTGACACAGAATTAGATAAAGATAGAATTAAGATTGATATGAGAAAACTTTTAACAGAAGCACAGGCGCTTGAAGTAGTATGATAGTATTTAAAAATCTTAGATGGAAAAACTTTTTGAACTTTTAACAGAAGCACAGGCGCTTGAAGTAGTATGATAGTATTTAAAAATCTTAGATGGAAAAACTTTTTGTCGACTGGTAATAAGTGGACAGAGATAAACTTAAATAAAATATCTTCAACATTAATTGTTGGACATAATGGGTCTGGTAAATCTACTATGCTAGATGCGCTGTCTTTTGCGTTGTTTGGAAAACCTCATCGTAATATTAATAAGCCTCAATTAGTAAACTCTATTAATAATAAAGA